TTTGCACCATCAGCTGAATCAGGATATGTATCGTTAATTGTAGCAACGTCATCAAACTCCCAAATATTATTTGATCCTGGAACAGTTACCCAAGCCATATTACTTCCTTAAAATTGTTAATGTTTCTTTATCAAAGTAATTCATTAAATCTTGTTTACTAACGCCATATTGTTTTGCAGCTGTATTAACGTTTTTTTCAAAATTTAAAATAATATCTGCGTCTTTATCAATAGATGTAAACACCATATCTACAGCACGCTTCATTTTAGGCGTAAGTTTATTGTATTGTCGAGTACGCTTGTAATCGCTTGCTTCAGTTATATTTTCATTTACAAATCTATTAAGCGTTTTCATCACTTGTTACTCCAGTTTCTGCTTGTGCATCATTGCCTGTAAAAGGATTTGCTTCTGGAGCATCCACTCCAACTTGTCCTGTAAACATTGATCTAGCCACATCAACTTTTGTATTATCTAAAGCGGTACTAACTTTGTCAGCAAGAGCGTTTTTTATATCAACACCTGCTTGTTTATTATCGCCTTGTTCAAGTGAATTAACAAATTTTTTTATATTTTCATTACTCATAATTATATTTATCTCCTATACTATACCACTCCAACCTGTATCAGGTTCTTTAGTGATTTTATATTTTTTCTTTTTCACCGTTTGTTTCTGTTTGATCAGGTTCAACGGCTGGATTTTCTTCAGGTTTATCAGATTGATTTTGCAAACCTTCTTCTTCAATTTGTTTATCAATTTCTTCAATTTCTTGTTCATTTTGTTTTAGTATTTTTGTTCGTATGTATTCGTTAGAGAAATACTTACCAACATAACTTTCTAATTGTTGAGCCAATTGTACACGTTCTCTCATCATTTCTGAATTTTTAAGCTCAGAGAAGTATCCATCTTGTAAGAAATTGTATGTAATATCTCCCATCATTGAATCCCATTCTTCAGGTGCAATGATACCTTTTAAAATAAGTTGTGTTTTCAAAAGGTCGTGGAATAACATACAGAATTTCTTTCTTAAACGACCTACAAATTTAGTAAACTTAACTTCATCTCTACTAATTTCTGCAGCTCGACCAAGATTGAATCCTTGTCCACCTTCTAATCTACTAATAGGTATATTAAGAGAACGATATAGTTTCTTTTGGAAGTATTCTATATCCGCAATCTCACCTAAGTTTTGACCACCAGGTAATGTAGTAATTTCAGTTCCTCTCCCACCTTCTCTACGAGGTAACCAAAAGTCTTCTAACATACTCATATAGTTTCTGTCATCTCTTATTTCACCTGTACTTGCGTCATACACAAGTTTGTTTCTATATCTAGCCATAACATCTCTTAAATATTGTTCGGCCTTGATTTTAGGTAAGTTACCTACATCAATATAGAATATTCTTCTTTCAGGTGCTCTAGCAATTCTGTAAATAACAACAGCGTCTTCAATCATTCTTAATTGATTGACTGGTTTAATTGCTTTATGTAAATAAGATAAAACTTGATTATGAGTTTGATCTACTAATCCTGACGGACAATAAGTAATAGCGTCTGTCGCTATTCTTAATCCACCTGCGTTAGATGTAGCAGTTGGATGTATTCCTCTTTCATTGAAAATATAATACTCTTGGAATTTATTTTCAAAGGCAAATGAAGATGGCATTCCATCTGTTCTTTGCTTTCTAATTTCTCTTATTTTTTTAATTTTTCTAGGATCAATATATCTTAATTCAGATATTCCTAGTCTTGGACTATCTTTATCAATGATCTTATGATAAAACAATCTACCATCTACGTACCATCTTCTAAAAATATCGTGGCCTTTTATATCAAAGTTTAATAATTTTAAAACTTCACTAAAAGACTCTCTAATTTTTTTCTTAATTGAATCACTATACTCAATCTTACTTAAATCTAATTGTACAGATTGTTGATTTTCGTTTGATACAATTGCTTCTGATACTATGTCCTCGATTGCAAGGTCGCACTCAGGATGTAAAGCAACTTCTCTATATCTTCTTATTAAATCTAATTCGTTACGAGCAGCAACATCAAACCCACCATAAGACGCAAAAAACCCACCAGCGGGGACGGTTTGTGTACCGTCATCCGCTTGAGGTGGAACTATATTTTGTCTTGGATCGGTTGTAGGCGTTTTTAAACGCTCTATCTTAAACCCAAACAGTTCAGCCATAATTTAGTTTCTCCTATTACTATTAATATATTAATACTTATAATGATATTAAGTAGTAGTATTTGTTTCAAAGTATTGGTATCTATGCGTAGCAGTAAATGATTCTACTGCATTGTTAGTACCATAGTCTAAAGCAATGTCATCCAATGTAGTTGGAAACAATCCTCTAAACGTATATGATTTAATCACATTACCATTTCGGTCTAATTGGTCAACAAATGCGTCAACTTGGTAGTCAACTGGATTGACTAAACCTTCGTTGTCAGACATATTGTTGATACCATTTAACCATCTTTCGTATGCGTTACGAATTAAGAAGTTAGTATCATTTAGTATTGTAGTAGTCCAAGTCGCAAAGCTTCTATCACCTGCAACGTATAACTCTCTTCCTCTAAATGGAATAGCAACTTCCGCTACTGTCATTCCTGGTAGAGATGTTGATGTAGTTAAGAAAGACATAGTTTCAGTCTCTCCACCTATAGCAGCATATCCAGGAAAAGGCATTGTTACTCTAAATTGATTGGCACGTGCTCCGCCGCCTCTTAATTTAGCTTTAAAGTCGTTAATATTTGGCATATGATTATCCTCCTACCACTTCTTCAAATGCAACACCTGTTCGTGTAGCAACGAATTGTAATTGTATAAAGTTAATTGATCTATTTGGTTTAACAAATATATCAGCTCTAAACTCATTTCTATCAATGACATCAGCAGTATTATTTGATGTATCACAAACTACTAAAAAGTCTGTAACACCTCTTCTACCTTGTACATCTCTTAGGAATGGTTCAACTATGTTTCTAAATTGAGCTCTTGTAAACTCGTCATTAAATTCAAATAGTTGAAATTTAGAAGCTGTAGAGATTGCTTTTTCTAAAGTGATAAACAATCTTCTAACGTTTATTCTGTCAAACGCACTAGGAGTAGATAAACCAGTTTTGTCTCCGAACAATACTGTTCCTTGACCAGGTAAAGTTACCACTGGATTTATTCTAGCTCTGTATAACTCATCTCTTTGTGATTTTGATGGATTGTATGCCAACTTAACAGCACCTCTAATTACTCCTCTGTTGAAACCAGCAGGTGAGAACCAAGAGTCTGCGATTAAGTCTGTTCTTGCAGCCAAACCAGCAATGTCACCATTTAAAGGTACAAATCTAAACACATCATTATATTTGTCGTAAGTATATTTGTAACCACTATCAAATACAACATATGAAGATGATCTAATACCATTAAAGAAAGACCTAACGTTAGATGTTTGAGTTGTTAAACTTGTAACACCAACTACGTCTGATCTTTCTGGTGAAGCAAAGATAATTGCGTCTTTTCTATTTTCAGCAATTGTAATTAAGTTATCTATGTGAGTAGCGTCGCCTTTACCAGCAATGATAAGGTTTACATCAACCGTATCAGCGTCTTCGTATAATTCATACGCAGTTTTCAATTGTGCAATCGAAACTGCTGAGCCGTCAGCACCAGCACTTAAACTTGCGTTATTAAGAGCGGCTACTGAAGTAAATGTTATTCCTAAAGCAGGATCACCCCAATTACCAGCTTTACCAGTTGACTCGTGGTCAGTCCAGTAAATGTATTGAGATTTATTGTAGATAACATCTTTATAATAATTTGAATCACCTTGTGGTGTTTTAGCGTCACTTGCTACTGATACTGAGTCATATACTTCTAATACTTCCCCAGCAGTACCTGTGATACCACCGTCTTCATCGACCACTACAACGTGAATTTCATCAGCTGAACCACCTCTTGCTGAAGTGTATGCTGATGTTCCTGGAGCACCTGATACTAGATCATAGTATCTCCATCTTCTTCTTATTGTTGAAGAATCAGCTACAGCAGTATGTAAACCGCCTGTACCTGAAGGATGTCTTACGAATGTTACATCATTTGTTGCAATTGCAGTAATTCTGTATTCGTATCCACCTACTTCTCCAAAGTTTATAATATCACCTACGTTTAAATGTCCGCCGGTATCTACTGTAATTGTTGTATCTCCAATTGCTGTTGAAGCGTCATTTACTGTAGTTGCTGAAGTATTTTCGTAAGTTGATGCTGTGTTAGGACATATTGAAACTTTAATATTATTTCCCCACGCACCTGCGGTTCTAGCAGCCCATAAACCGTCTGCTACAAAACCATCATCATAATCTGCATTATTTTTTATTAAGGTTGCACCACCGCCACCTGAAGTAGCGTTGAAAGCACCTGTGTTATTTGCTCGAACAACTCTTAAACTTGATGAGTACTGTAAGAAACTTGCAGCACTAAAAAAGTATTCAAAAGTATTAGAGTCAGGTTTACCAAACGTTTCTATCAATTCTTTTTCAGACGCAATAGATATAACTTCATCTATTGGACCTTGTGAGAATTGACCTGCAATAGCACCGATCGTTGTAGCAACTGCTGGAATAACATTTGTTAAGTCTTTCTCTTGTACGAGAACACCTGGTGAAACTTGAAATGCCATATTTTTGTTCTCCTCTTATTAGCT